CGAATTGATCGCAAAACTATACGCCGAAGTCGAAGCCGGAAAAGAGTGCGCTGCTCTCACGGCTGAGGTAATGGCGCACCCGTCTTATACGGCGTATATGGAAACTTACTGGGGCCTAGACGCACCCGAGAACGCGCACCGCCGCGCCGTGCAAAAGCAGATGGAAGGGGGCGCCGAATGAGTAACCACCCCTACACCCTGCACCACGGCGACGCCTTGGAGGTAATGCGCGCCATGCCCGACGCCAGCGTTGACGCGGTGATTACTGACCCGCCGTATGGCATCAACATGGACAAATGGGACAGCAGCGTTCCCGCCGTTGACATCTGGCGCGAGGCTCTGCGGGTTACCAAGCCCGGCGGCCACCTGCTATCGTTCTTTGCGGCGCGCACTTACCACCGTGGAGCCGTTGCGGTTGAAGACGCGGGCTGGGATATTCGAGACATGATCATGTGGGTTTACGGGCGTTCAATGCCTACGGGGATGAATATATCCAAGGCCATTGACAAAAAGCTCGGTTGTGAACGCCAAGTGACAGGATCAAAAAGGCTCACCGGTTCCACCCGAAAGATGAAGGACGGAACCGACGGAATGCACGGATCGAAACGCTCCACTAATAGCTGTGGGAATCTTGAGAGAATGGAAACGATCCTATCCATAACCGCGCCAGCATCAGATTTGGCCAAGGCTTATGACGGGTGGAATACAACGCTTAAACCTGCGCATGAGCCTATTGCGCTGGCGAGGAAACCCTTCGCCGGCACGATAGTGGACAACGTGATGCTGCACGGAACCGGCGGGCTAAACATCAGGGGTTGCTCTATCCCGTCGCCTGATAGCGGTTGGAACGATTGGCGCTGGCCCGCTAACTTCCTGCACAACGGGGAACGCTGCATCACTGATCAGCTAGGGGCGGCGCAAAGGTTCTTTTACTGCGCAAAGGTAAACGCTTCCGACCGTGATGAAGGATGCGAGCACTTAACCCACAAGAACAGCCACCCGACGGTGAAGCCCGGCGCGCTGATGAGCTGGCTAATCCGCCTTGTGACACCGCCCGGCGGGATCGTGCTGGATCCGTTCGCCGGGTCCGGTTCAACCGGCAAGCAAGCAATCCTTGACGGGTTCCATCCGATTCTGATTGAGCGTGAGGGCGATTACATCCCCATAATCCGGGCGCGCTGTGACGTTGCAACCCGCCGCCTCGCCACCATCTCCCCAGACCTATTCGAGGGCACAAGGTGAACAATGATTCTCATTTCCCTTAACTCCGTTCCCGCCTTCTTCAGTGTAGAAGCGGAATTGGACCGAGTTCCCTACCTCATGACCTTCCGATGGAACGAACGTTCGGAGTCATGGTTCATGGACTTATCCGCGCTTCCCGGCGGCCCCATTGTGCAAGGGGTTCGCGTGGTGCCGGACTATCCGATGTTGCAACAGTTCACCCGGCCCAACATGCCACCCGGCGCGTTTGTATTCGTTGCCAACCGGACCATTGACCGGATTGGCCGCAATGACTTAGGCACCAATGCAGTCCTTGTTTACTTATCGGAGTCTGACATTGCCACTATTTAAGCGCATTGTTTCCCTACTCCTAACCGACCAAACGACCGGGCAACAGACACAGATTGATAAACTGCGGGTCGCCTTCTCGTGTACCCAGACGGCGCAACTCATCGCCAATCCCGGAGCGTTCACAATCTACAACCTAAGCGAGTCCACGCGGGCACGCATCCGGCGCCTTGATACCGTGGTGACCCTCCTTGCTGGATATGAGGAGGACGAGTCAAGCAACGGCCCACGCGTCGTGTACCGTGGTAACGTAACGTTCGTTAAGCATATGCTTGAGCATCCCGACTGGGTAACGACGCTTGAAACTGGCGACGGGATTGCCGCAATCCGGCAGTCAACGAGTACCATCGGGCTCCCATCAGGCACCCGGGCCGTTGACGTAATGAATCAGTTCATCAGTGATCTAGGCGTTGGAGTGCGCGGCATCTCGCCAGCGATTTCGGCGAATTTCAAGCAGTACGAGGGAGCGTTCTCTTTCATGGGGCAAACGATCAAGGGTCTTGCCTCGGTCGTTGACTCGCTAGGCGGCGAAGCCAGCATCCAAGATGAAGAGATCCAAGTGGTTCCAAAAGAGGCGCCATACCTAACCCGCACCGTGATCGTGCAGGGGGATTCGGGGCTAATAAGTACGCCCGAGCCTATCATGGAAGCCGGGAGCGGTGCCCGCGTTGCGCTTATCCCTTATGGTCACCGTCTGCGAACGCTTCTTAACCCCATCGTGAGACCGGGAACTCTCATTGACCTGAGAAGCCGTTCTGTGAAGGGTCTCTTTTATGTGCAAACCGTCGTGCATGACGGGGACACGCGAGGGGCTTCCTTTTCTTCCACAATGGAGGTCGTTCCTGTTGGGCCTGATCTTAGGCCAAACCTCGGGCTACTTATACCGGGAGGGCTTCAGCTTTGAAAAACCAGCTATCAGAAGTATTGACTGATGCAATTAATCACTCACTTGGAAGCGTTTACACGATGCTTCCCGGCGTGGTGGAATCATACGACTACCGATTGCAGAAAGCTGTTGTTCGCGTATCAATCAACAAAGTGATTCGTAAGGGGGAAACGATCAGCCCACCGAAGATCTTTGAGGTGCCGGTGGTTTGGCCACACACAAAGAACGCGATTATTCACTTGCCACTAGCATCGGGCGACCGGGTGATGGTGGTTTTTTCGTGCAGGTCACTTGAACTTTGGCTCAACAGCCGTCGGCGCCAGAGTGATCCCGGGGACTTCCGCAAGTTTGACATGAGCGACGCGGTTGCTATCCCCGGTCTTTTCCCGTTTTCACTGGCTGCCGACGTGGAGAACGGTGACGATCTTCTCATTCAGCACAGGCGAGCGACCGTTCGCTTGAAGGCCAACAGCGCAATTGAGATCCACCAGAAGCTTACCGGTTCAATTGTGAAGATTGACGCATGGGGGAATATCACCGCTACAACCCTTCTCTCTGCCAACATAAATGCCACTGTCTGCACGGTGGATTGTCAGGCCGCAACGGTTACCACTAAGACAGCAAGTATGAAGGCAGTCTTCGTTGACTTCTCTGCTGTAACGGTAACGGGCATTGTCCTTGGCGCCTTCAACGGTGCAGTAGTAGGGCTTACTAGTCTCTTCCTAGGCGATAACACGATTACCGTGGCGCCGGGAGTTGTTGACGTAAGAACCTTCCTCTTTAAACTCCACGGAGATCTTTCAGTGGACGGAAACATTACCGCAACGGGGACGATCACACCATGAGAGACCTAAGAATTTTCACGCGGCAAGAGGCAGCGCTTACTTTAGTGACCGAGGGTGACATCGCGATTGAATCGCGAGACTTGACCCTTGTAAGCGAAGGCCCTCGCGTCGTTCAGCAAATGAAGATCCGGCTTTGCTCCTTCCGGGGTGAATGGTTTCTCAATCCGGGGTATGGCCTTCCGTACTTTGAAGAGATCCTAGTGAAGGGTCCGTTACTGGATCGCGTCTCGGGTTTGTTCTACGACACGTTGCGCACCGTGCCAAATGTTGACCAAATTACGGAGGTAACGTTTGATTTGGTTGCAACGACGCGGCGCCTGCGCATAGCATTTGCCGCAGAAAGTTCTTTTGGGCCCTTGTCTGAGATTGTGAGCGTTTAATGGCCGGACTATTATCAACGGGGTTTGTCCCTCGCCGCCTTGAAGACATCCAAGAATCAATCTTTGAGCAATGGCGCCAGTCATTCGGCCCGATTAGCACTGGCCCCGATTCCGTTTTTGCTCAGATTGCGGGGCCCCTTGCGGAGCGAATCGCGGACCTTTGGGAAGCTCAAGAGCAGATCTACCAAGCACTGACGCCGGACACGGCAGAGGGCGTGCAGCTTGATAACGCTGCCTCACTTGTCGGCATTACCCGTCTGGCGGCCACGAAGACGCGGGGCGAGATTGCGCTACAAGGCACTGAGGGCACGGAAGTCCTTGAGGGTTCACGCTTCTCCGATCCTTCAACTGGCAGCGTTTACATTCAAACGGAAAACGTTGTCATCAGCAAGACGAAGACGATCCTGATGGATCTGGCGCCGACGGTTGACAATTCGACCATTTACACCGTGGCGCTTGACGGATTCACTCGCTCTTACTCCTCCCCGGGGTTTGGCACAACGGCGCAAATGATCGTTGAAGCCCTCGCGTTGCAAGTCAACGCTTTGGGACTCGACATCGTTGCAACGGTTACAGCCGGGGTTCTCCGGCTTCAGTCTTCGGATCTTTCCGATCCATTCGAGCTTGTAAACTCTCCAAACTTTACTCTTTCGGCACCGTGGACAATTGCCCGGTACGAAGCCCAGAACACTGGACCGATCGACGCCAGTATAGGCACGATCACAACCATTACCACAAAGGTCATGGGGGTAGGGTCGCCATCTGTGAACTTTACTTCCGTAAACAACTTCACCCCGGGGACGACAGGTCGGACAACTGAGGTCGATACGGAGCTAAGGCTTCGACGTGCGGCAAGCGTTCGCATCATCGGCGCGGCAACCGTGGCCGCAATCAAGGCACG